GTTGCGGCAGTTTTGCTTGAAAAAACTTTTCTCAATAAATTAAGTTGTGGTAATAATTGAAATGTTTTACCATATTTTGCCAGAATATAAGAAATATTATCGACCATTTTCTTTAATTTGGGGTATGTTTCTGTTTTGGCTTCATATTCATCCAATAATTCCTGAAATGAATCCACAATGTCCTGGTGTGTGATGTTTTCCGCTGTATAATATTGACTAGTAAGATTCTGAAGTGGGATTAAACCATAAGGATCCCCTTCTGGATCCACCCATAGAATCTCTTTTTGAGGAGGCAAGTCACCGTCTTCAGTTATTTTCTCAAACGCCATATCGCTGATGTTTTTTGCTATTAAATTATTTGTTTGTTCAGTGTTTGTAGAAAGTTCAGTAGATGTATAATCATTAATTGAAGTAAAAAACCCAATATAAAAATTCTCAGACTCATATAAGGCGTTGGATGATACTAGCTCCGTCCACGGATCCGTTCCGATGGAGAAAGTTTCTTCTTTAGTAATTTTTAAATATCTATTTCCTTCATCATCATATACTATTGTGGTATTCTTTGCATGATCGCTAAAAAATTCATCCCACTGTGTCGTGTCCGCATTGCCATCAGCTATAAATTGTACACAATTCATCTCTCCAGAGGTAAGATCTTCTATTTCGTCTTCAGTTAAACTGGTCATTGTAACAATATTTAAATAAATTCTATCCTCAATCCAGTCTATAATATCATCTTTATCATTCTCTGGAGCGTTGATAAACAATGAAACTGTTATTTCAAGCTTCTCGTCGTAAACAATCACTCTATCAATATATGGCGTAGGCAAGTGCTTACCAAAATTATTAATCGTATCCCCTTTGTATATTAATCTTGACATATTTCAGGCTCCGTAACTGGTCCATAAATATCATAAAACACTATTTCTTCATCCGTTCCTGTACAATCAAAATCTAAATCTACATAATATGACTGTTTATTAAAAGATTCCGCACCTACGCATGCTTTTGTGTGGTTTACTTGCACATCTGTTAAAATATCGAAATAATATTCTACACTATTTGTTGTATAACTATCAGGTGTATTTTGCAATGGCGTCTCTGTTAGCATGATACCGTCTTTAATCTGTTGAATATCTTTTTGAAAATATTTTCTTTTCATTACAGCGCTGGCGCCACCGCCAAAATCTACAGCAGTAGCTAATGAGTCATCTATAATTGTACCAGTTATTGTTTTATCATTTCCTGCTTCGGGATACGCAGTTGTATCCATTACCAACGATATCGTTGATGGATTAACTCTAGATGCAGTGATACCAATCAACCCTGCATCTCTTGCTAAATTAATTGCAGTTATGATTTGTTTAACAATTGTCGGCTTATTCAAACCATTTACGTAAATAATCGTTGAGGTAGTGGTTCCAGCACTAGAATTAAAAGTCATTGTATGGGTGGTGCCTAGTGCGTCTTCAAGAGTTAACGTTTTTCCGGTTATAGCACTTGGAGTGCCTGATTCTTGTGTATAAGTAGCTGTGGCGCCAACAGCACCAGAAAGATGAAACACTTCAATATCGAAATTCTCTGTTAACAACTGAGTGTTGACTTCCTCTACATACACCATCGCATCATCAGGCTCTAAAACAATTCTTTGTCCGTCCGCAAAAATAGGTGTGTCCGTCCGCAAAAATAGGTGTAGCATTTTCTAATTGTGCTATCTCATTAGGGTTTACTCGAAAGAGCGGGTCGACTGCTTTTAAAGAATATAATAAATCAAAATTAATTTGTTGATCATGGGTTTGTCTATTATGATCATAATACGATGAAGATAAAATCTTTCCATCTAAAGCAACCACTTTCCAAGCTGGGGCTTTGTTTGTATCTCCATCCAGCCAAGCATCGCCAATCATTTTATTTATTTTATTAAAATCTTCTGCTGGCGTAATCATGGTAGGTGTTATATCTGTCTCAAAAAAATCAAGTTCTGTGATTTTATTAATGTTTCTCTCAACTTCTGAAAATAAAACCTGTCCTTCCAAATAAGAAGTATTTTCTTTGATTCTCTCATGAATATTATTTTGTGGTTCAATGGATGCGCTAGCGCTTCCAGAAGCATATCTAATATCATAAATCACATTATCATCATAAAAAGCATAATAAACTGGCTTAAACTTACCAGTAGATAATAAATGATGACCATAGCTAGTGAGTTTTAAATCATAAACTTGTTCTTTTTTATTTAAAAATTTTGCCATTTTTTATTTTGTCCTCGATTTCGTTCGCAATCGTGATGCACCAGTAGAGCTTCTAGATTTTGATGACTTACGTGATGTTTGTCTACTAGTCTTACTTCTACTTGTTTTTCTAGTCGTTGTTGTGCCGGTAGTAGGAGTGCTTGTTTCGCTCGCAGCGGTAGTATCAATCTCAGCACTAACACCAGCAACTGATGTTTCAGAGCTTGTATCTCCATATAACACTTCTGCATCCATTTTCACCATCTCTACAAATGATACATAATCATATGGCCAGTTAAATCCAATTTCATATCCACTGTTCGATGACACTGTTGCTCGTTGAGATCTTGATGTACTTTGTTTTGTTTTTCTTGATTTGCGGGTGTGGCCGTATTGCTGCTCATGCAACCAGTTGTCTGCGCCTGAAGCATTGGAGTTGCCTGAACTGGCTTGTGTTTTACTTTTAGTTGCTTTTTCAACTTGTGATGCCACTAAATCACCATAATTTATCTGCGATTTCTGCTTCACTTTGAACACCATCCAGCGAAGATTATCATTATCCATAATATTGTCTTCACTCAACAACTCATTAAATGATAACTCATGAGATATCGATTGCGCTTCAAGAGTTAGTTTTCGGAAATTTCTAGGGGCAAGATTCTGCCAAATATAACTCAAATCATCTTTATCTAATTTATATTCGAATTCGAATATATACATCACAATAGGATCGATTTCTTCATTATTTAAAAAGTCAAATTGGGGTGGTAGAATATAGCGATCCATTTTTTGAACTAATTTTCTAATTGACTCTCCAGAAACATCTAATGAATCGCCAGATAAACTACCTTTTTCCGATGAAAGCGCTGCATCATATCGTTGAGTTGGGATATCAATAAATGATTTTCTTCTTTTTGCAATATTTCTATCGAGGCTAGTCTTCTTTAAAGTCACAGTATCTACAGTATCAACAATGTATGGAACTGCAACAATAGCCTCTCGCAAAACTGTTTGTGATGATACCTCACCTAATCTAACACTATTATCCTCTTCAAATCCAACTAAATCAGTCAAAGATTTCATTTTTTGATAAACTTTTCTGCCAAATGTAGCGTTAGAGTCATTATAAACAGCATGTGCATTATTCACAACATCATAGTGATACTTCAACCAATCAGTTGGAATATCACCAATTTCGAGAAACACACCTTCGGACGGAATGGACGGGAATGTTCCAAATTGATGCCACATACCTTGTGGGACGGCGCCGGAACCAAAATTTGACGGTAAAGTTAAATTACCATTTGATGCAGTTATTGAATGTATGCCCGAATCGGCAAAATTCAGCATTGGTGTTTCAAATTTAGGCTGAATAACCCACTTATTACCTACGGATTTATTTACACTCTTTATCATATTTCCAAACTTATCCGTTTCCTGTTCGTCAACACTTTCTATTCCAAAAAGATTAATACTTGCAGATATCTGCATAGCATTACTGTTAACGTTTCTTCCTGAATAAATTTGCTGCATAGAGCCAGAATATGTAACATAAGAACTAAGTAGCGTTGTCTCTCCGACATCATAACCTAGCTTAGCAACTTTACTATATCCAGGATCCACTCTCCGATATACTGTTTCGATTTCTGATAGGATTTGTTCTAAATCATAAGTTGTTGTATGGTTGGGTTTAAATACAAGGTCCACCCAAGCTTCACCATTATAGTACGGAGGAGTATATGCCCAATTAAAGCCGCTAAAACTATCCACAGGAGAAGTGTTAATAACTTCTGGATATAAAGCGAAAGAACCAGTGGGTCTGCCACCTATAGGCGGCCCAAAAGCACTTGGACGACTATACATCGTGAAATTTTCTCTAAACCCTGGATTCTGTCTAGGATCTTGTGGTATCGGATACTCTGAGCCAGTAACGAAACCTAAAGCTGCAGCATAAAATAAACCGCCATAAGTACCATATGGTTCATTATTTCCCGCAGAACCAGATTCATATTCATAAGTTCTTGCACCGACAGAGGTGCGGCGTAATACCAACCTAGCGCCATACCAACTGCCACTAGGAAATTTCATAGAATCTGCTAAAGCAGTGGATTGTAATTTTGTATATCCTTGATCTTTCAAGAAGAAATTCCCAACTTCTCCAAAAAAATTCCTCGCCATTAATGTATAAACTCTATCATCATTTTTTCCCGACCATGATGATGTGACATTCATACTCATCGAAGGGTGAGATTCAACATCATAAAAAGTTAATCCATTAAGCGTTTTCGCAGGGTTCATAATAGCTTCAAATGGAATTCGCTTATCCCAATATTCACCAGCGCTAGCATTGAGCGAGCCACTATAACCCAATCCAACCGCACCGACTGCGCTGGCACTATCAGGAGTGAGAGCAAAATTATCTGTCAGATCTGCGTGCGAAGAACCATAAAAATTATCATACCTACTAATCTTATTGGTATCAGTAACCACCGGATAATCCACAGCCAATCCAGATTTAATTGAATTATAAAGAAGTCCAGGTGAAAAAAGTGTTTGCATTAACGGACGCATCGCACCTGCCGGTGAGCCAGGGGAAGTCATTTGATTGAATCTATAATTGTCCATCGCCCATGGGGTAGTTTCCAGTGCCCTTCCGATAAGAGCCGGCGCATATGAATGAGAAAATTGAGAAACTAAATCTAACGTTCTCTGGGCAGGATAAAAACCTTTATATGGATTAAATCTAATTGCAGCACTGCATACTAATTTAATTTCCGTTGCATTTAGCAAAGAATCATTCTTAATATTCAAAAAATCTTTCATAAATTCTGAATTAGAATAATCTACATAAAAAGAACTAGATACACTTTCAATGTCGGTACCTGGAATTTCAAAAGTATTCATTTTTTCTACATTATTAATTCCGAATTTCAAATAATCTCTAACATGTTCGCTGATTCTAAATTCTGGTATAATAGCATACCCTCTTGCTTGAAGTTTGATATCTTCTTTGAAATCTTTATATTCATTAAACCATGGTACCGATGGATATCCTGTAAATTTATGGCCGGCAACTGATGCTGTGCGTTCTATAATACCTGCTTGAGATGCTGCCTCCCATAATGCTTCACCTGAATATGGAGCAATCGCGCCAGAAAAAACACATGGTGTCGTCAGTGTCACACCTTGCTCTACAATTAACTTGGGACCTGTTGGAGATCTAGCAGAGCGTGGAGTTGAAATCATATGTTTCCTGGAATATAACGCTCCCATCCTTAACAGCCTAGGCTGTTTGTACGTAAGACCTTCGGAGGTATTAGCAAGAGTTCCAGTAACATAAGAGAAATAATTGTTTTGTAATTCTCCCGCTTTACCGTAAGTAGGAAATTGATAATAATCTGGATCCGAACCAGTGACTGGACCTGTTCTTGTTTTCCAGTCCTCCTGTGCATCTAAAATCCAACTACTCTGCGATAATGTATCAATATATCCAAATGAATTAGGAACTGTAGCTCCAAGGGTTACTCTGTCTGCTTCCGAATCTCTCCAAAATTTATTATCATAATCCGTTCTTTCTATAGAAGAAGATCTAAATTCATTCCGTGCAGATGGAAATAATGCCTCTGAATATCTTATCCAATTTAAATTGTAATTAGTGGAAGAATTAATTATGGTTAAAATTTGATCAAAAGGAGTTATTGTTGAATCAATTGAGTCTAACAGATAATCTTCTAATTGAATATCAGAAAAATATAGCTTTTCATTATTGTTTGTTATTTTAAATGTAATATTATTATCTGTAATTTCTGATTCTGAATCAATTGAGGTTACTGAATCAAAATTAACCAGCACAGGGCGTCCACGAGTGGTGACTGGCGGTAAAGAATATCTCTTAATTGAATCCATATTCTCACCAATCGTAATATAATTTGCCTTCCTCTCTGCGGCTATTATAGGACTATAACTTTGATTTGTTTTTTTCCAATTCCATCCAAAAGTATTTCCTCTCTTAGACATGAGAAGATTAAAATAATTCGCATCATCTTGTACAACAGCAGCAGACACAGCAGTTGGAATATTATCTAATAATGTTTTATTATAATAAGAAGAAGTGGGAATTCCCGAAGCGAAACCAAGAACATTATCCGTTGAACCGCTAACCGGATCAATAACAAACACATTCAGTGTATTGATTGGTTGATAAAAAGTAGGAATAGTCGAAGAAGAAATACTGCTTCCTGAAACAAAATCAAAGAACGAAATATAACCAGTTGAGGCTGAATAACAACCAACTACTGCAGGATTAGTCGATGCATAATCAAAATATTTTTCATCATTAGAATTAATTAAAGATGACGTTATCCATGAATACTGCCTATCGGAACGAGGAATTGCATGTTGAACAAAATAATTATCATATTGTGAAGATGATTCAACCGCTACAGTTTGAATATCTGTTAAAGTGCCTGCGTTTGTTACTTTTATTATTCTTTTAGTGTTTCTATGAACTTTATGAAAACCAGGAAATTGATTATCAGATGCTCCAGGGCCACCGGCAGTAGTTTCTGGCCCATCGATTGTCGAAGTGGATCCAGTAATCCAGAAGGAATCTCTTCCAAATCTTGCCGTATGACGGGCTAAATGAGAACGCAAGCCATAATCTTTTGCATGAATATCATAAACTCTAATACCAGGCGTGCCACTACCGGTTGCTTCCGAAATAGTTCCACTTGGCCCTTGTGATGGTTTAATTACAGTTAAATTACGATAATTTATCACATTATAAACTGAATACTCTGCTGATCGAATATCTTTATATCCAACCCCCATCGTTTCAATAGCACCTGGAGTAGAAAAACGAGAAACAATAACTGATTTATTATTTGTTCCTGTTAAATACCCAACCGAATAAGAAGGAATAAACTCAGTATGTCCATCTTCAGTTCGATGAATATCAAGAAAGATTCTACCTTGAGACGCTGATGGTGTTTGAGTTATCTGGGAAGGCAACGTTGGTTGGTTGTCAATAAAACATCGAGGATTCTGATACGCTCCAACTGTCATCACTACTTCATAATTCTCACTATAATTCCCCAAAGCAGAAGATGTAGTACGCTGTATATTGCGAATATTTACTGGACGTTTTGTTAGTACATTGCGATAATAGACTGCTTTTTGTGATGCAGTCATTGGATAAGGAATTTCTCCTACAGCATTTGCTTCAGGCCATGGATAATCAGCCCCAACCATACCTATCGCGCCGGTGATTTGGACGGTTGCTCCTAAAAGAAGCTTCCACGCTTCAGGGCGATTAGTGTAATCATCACCTCCTGTGTTAAGTGCAACATGACGTGATTGATGTCCTCCAACGGCAAAATTCGTAAAAGGGCCTTGCATTGGAACATCCATGTCTTCATAATACGAGTCATTGTGAAGGTTCGTTACTTGAACATTGCCTGTTACTTTGTCGATAACTGCTTTATTATAACCAGATGAAGGTGCAGGGCTTATTATATTAAACGGGAAAACATAAGAAGATTTTACATTTGAATATCCTGTTCCATTTTCCCAATCTCTACCGTGATATGCTTTAATATATCTCTTGTATTTTTTACGAGGGTTATTCAAATCTACTGTTTCATGATATTTTTCCATATCTTCAGTGCGCGCAAATATAACATTCCGTGGAACATATTTAGAATCATCGCGATTAACTGGGCCTGCAGGATATAGAGCATTGTATGTGAAATGAATATTCTTATTATCGGTAAAATTAACACCACCTTTTATAAAACTAGAACTTACAAATGGACTATCAAAGTTCATTTGAAACGTTTTTGCTAATCGCTTAACTGTAAACTTTCTACCTTCAAATAACCCAGCACTAGCAGAAAATCTTGGAATACTTTGTGTTAAAGTACTGTTATTAAATACAACATCTCTAATAGTATCTCTTTGTTCGTCAACTGTAGAATTGTTTGAAGTAATCTCAGCAGCACCACGCTCGGCCCTGCTGTCCCAGTAAAATCTATATTTTTGAGTAGATCTTGGAGACGTTGGGAGAGGGGTAGAGCCGGCTTCATAAGGATAAGTCGAAGCATATGCTCCTTGCATTGCGGCGTCAAGATCGGGTTCAATAAACTCAATAGTCGGAAATTGAGATTTATATTTATTTCTCTCCAACACATGACTTTCAATAACATTATACATATCAGAATTAAAATCACCAGATGCAGGAATTAATTGAGAAATTATATCCGACAACGAATCATCAAACCACTTATAATAAGTGATAAACTTCTCTACATCTTTTATCTCTGTAACTCTTCTGAAGAAAATTTCTCTTAATTTCTCCAACGCTTTGTATCTATCGCGATATCGGTTGACAGGTTCGCCAATAATATTATGAAAATCAACAACGCCGGCAAAGAATTGTAACATCTCTTCTGATATTACGTTATGCATGCTTTTTTCCAAAGTATATCGATAACTTGGAATCGAATCAACAACACCGTAAAGTTTATCATCTTCTGATAATATTTGGACCATATCTGATGATATTACTTTTTCAGGATCAGTGAATTTAAATGCATTTATCGCTTCTGTGGATACTATAACAGCAGATGAAGTAGCAAAACCATATCCGAATCCCGCATGTTGATATCCTCCAACTCCTCCAACCCAGCCATAATTATCTCGCAAAAGAGACGAACCTGAACTATAATCTGTTGCAAAGAAATTTCCTGCACTATCAGACGAAGTAACAGTATCATAACTCCAATCCATCGCCAATGCATTTAAATTCGTTATACTCTGATGTGATAAAGGCGCCGCTGTTGTGCCTTGAATGTTTGGATCTTTGAAAGAAAAATGTCGATTTGAACCTGAAATACCTCTGTTATTGATATCATCCGAATGATGTTCTAAATCTGTGTCGGTAAGATATTTTGTCCAATATCTAACACCTCCCATTAATACATCAGATCTATTTAGAACCGCACCAGTTACATTCGTTCTTCTTGCGCCAGCGTATATTCTTTTTGATGATCCTAAAAAGTTTTGCCCTGCAGTCTTACCCAAAGAAGCAGTCAAAGTAAAACTATCAACTACATCTCCAAGTTGTGAGTTTGTTCCTTTGAAAATTAAATCATATGTATATCCTTCCGAGCCGGTTACAATATCGGTAAGTCCATAATTTGAAGGTTTAACTCTTACAGAAATATTCCATTTATTCTGATCATAAACACCAAAAAAGACACTGCTTGTCAGTTCTGGGACATAAACTGGATGATTTGAGGATGTTAATCTGAAATAAACATTCTTAGAACGAAGAGAATCTCTTACTGCAGTAACTTGTAAATTTGCATAATCCACATCGGTAAACTGTGTTGTAATGCCATTTAAAGAATCAGCACTTCCAGTATCTACAGTATACATTCCGAATAAAGAAACCTCAGAAAAGCTTCTATCAAACTTATCATTATTCTGGAAATATCTTGGAAACAACACTTCTGCCTCTAATGTACAGCCATATTTATTTTCGTTTCCGACATCATTTGAACCAGAAATGTACCCACGAGTTTCAGTAGCAGCTGAGCTACCGGTTGTCTGAAATATAACTGCTTCGGTGTTATTTTTATCATTGAAATTTAATAATCTCTTATTGAGCAATATTTGTTTGGCATTATTCTCCAATGTATAAACATTATTATCCGAATAAGTATTTAAATTAATTAAACTATCATCAATGTTAAAACATCTATATACATTTCTTATAGCCTTCTCTGTGCCTTTTGCTTTAAAAATATGGGTTAAGTTATTATAAAGATTCAGATAAATTAGATTCTTTACTTCCGTTAAATCTCCTTCGAAATTACTATCTTCGTTACGATTCATAAATCTCTCTAAAATATTCGAATCTATAAATATCTCAGGAGTATACAAGCCTAATGATTGCGGCAAATGCTGTGCAAAAGGAACAGGCGTGTGAGAAGCGCTAGTGTGCATGTCGGCTTTAAACTGCGGAACTGCTGATATCCACGAATGAATTTTATCAAAATATGCACCCATAATGTGGGATATAAGCCTTACATCTTCCGTACCATCTGTCTCTATATCTTGTATTATCCAATCTGGAACTAAGTTTAAAAATGCAGCATTATTTGTGGAATCATGATACGAACCAGAAGTTAATAAGCTATCTTTTAACGACACAACATCTGGATGTGTCGAGTGTATAATTGGATCTTTATATTCTACAGCAGAAGCTGTTGCTTCAACTATCGCTGAACCTGAAAGTCTTGAAAAGGAATTATACCCTGTCCAAGTTCCATTGCTAACTCTCCCGCTATAGTCTAAAACTACTTGATCAGTGGCAGTGGTGCCTGTTGTGCCCTCGTTAAATTTATAATACACCCCTAATGTTGTGTTAGAAATATCTGTATTTGTTCCGCCTCTAACGTGCGTAAACCAGTTCTTTCCAATATCTTTACCTGAACGTGCTTCTTTCCAATATCTAAACTCATCGAGGGAGCCGCTGAGTTTGCCACCGCCAACAAGATTTTGTGTTTCTTGGGCAGAACCAGCAGATCCAGAAGGAGCAGTTAAGAGTGCGCCGACTCTACCAACCATATTCTTTGAATTAATTTCGTTGATGTTAATCGCAGCAGAAGAAGTAAAATCATTAAGTCTTCCATTGACATATAATTTAGAATTAAAAGCACTGCCACTATTGTTAAGCACAAACGCATAATGCTTCCAATCAGATAAAGAACCTGTAAGACTTGTTCCTATCGGCTGCTCAAAGATGCCGTTTGCGCTTGTTGCTGTACCAGATTGTGCTGTGACTCTAAAACGCTCTAAAGTCTCTTCCCATATGATAGTGATACGTCCGTATGCCGAATTCGAATTCGTGTTAAGCGTACCTCCATAAGCGCTGCAAGACAATTCATTATTCCAAACATCAACGTAGACTTGCTTGCTAGTTTTTGCTGAACTTAAAGATCCTGATTTTGCCCAAAATTCAATAGTGACACCGCTGTCGAAATTAGCTCTTAAATTAGACTCGCGAGAACCAGTGCCGTAGCTTGTGGGTAAACCCGCTGATGTATAAATATCTTCATCATAAATGTTAGCTGATTCTCTATTAGAAGAATTAGGATCCTTAAACAATCCAGCAGTTGTTGAAGAAGTGATAGTATTAGGGCCACCTTTAAAATCAATATATTCTAAAGTATTTGGCCGGCCATAACCGGACATTTTGGATCCACTTGTGTTGGTCCAATCCGTGCCAACTTTAACGTGTCCTGTCGTTCTTGGATATAAATTATTGAAAATATACTTCTCAATATCAAGAGATTTATTATAAAACTCATTTACCTCCGCATCAGACCCATCATACGGATAATAATCAATGATTCTTTCCACTGCAGATTTATAATAAAGATAAGCTGAACCATATTTAACAAAATTAGCTGGATCCGAATAATCTATCTGAGGAACGTAAGTATCCTGTTTTTCTTTTATTGCTTTTACATTTCTGGCAGACTCTACCTCTTGGAACGCCTCTTTTTCCGTGGTGTCTGCGAGGTAGTTTTTTGATTTATCTGTGGATTCAAAAAGTTTCTTAATACTCATAATCTTCTACTCTGAACTTAAATACTTTATCTTGCTCAACCCAACTACTCAGTTGATTATCATAAAATGAAAACTTAAGCCCATATTCATATCCTGGCTCTAATAAGTTCATATCTAAATCAAAATAATTACCAGACTCATCATATGACATCAAAGTATGTAAATCACTACCTGTGCCGTAGGGTATCGCATCATATGCATCTAAAGTTCTAAATACACGATACGAAGCACTTACAACGGTTGCTGACTGCGCAGTTGCTGTCGCTTTCGTATAAATAGTTGGATTCCAATACTTCTCTCTAACAAACAGATTAAAGCGCGGGGTTTGATTGCCGCGATATTTTTGTTGAAGATTTGTAATATTCAAATAATATGTTGGATGTGAATTACTTTGCTCTGCTCTCAATGTCACCGGTTTAATAGTACCAGTGAAATATTGAGTTATAGCATCAAAAGCACTAGTCGTGGTATGACTCCCAGTAAACCAAACATCATATACAGTTTCCAGCAATGTTGATCCAGTGAACGCAAACGATGCACTGTAAATTCCAGTTGAAACAATTCCGCCTGTTGCAACTAATTTATTGTCACTGCTGACAAAACTGCTATTGTCAGCGGATAGAATCTGTACACTACCAGTGTTTGCCGATGTCGTCCCTGATATTGGAATATCAGACGGCGCCATGTCATCTCCATCACCACCTCCTTGATCAGCATAAAACCCACCAACAGAACCGGAAAATAAACTAACATATATCCTTTTATCATCACCTAAAGCTGGAATATCTGCCAACTTACCCCTAACATAGTTATACAAATAGATTGTGTTCAAGTTATCAGCAGCAGTTGCTAAAGAACTACTAAAATAAAAATCACCACGATCGTCTGTAATTTTATCATCCCATCTTGCTTCAATCACAGGACGTTTAAAGAAATATTGCGAACCTCTTGCAAAAAATCGCTTCGTATAATATGATTTCGTAGAGCCGCTAGGGTTGTATATCACACTCTGAGTTGTATCTTCGGCATCTAATGCTAACTCACCAGGCATACGACTAACAATTGTGTTCGCTGTTCCAGAAATATATGCTTCATAACTAGCAGACATATGAACGCCTAGTCCGTAGTTTGTATACGTTCCAGCTATCCATTGTTCGACTATCGGAGTGATATCAACTTCCAAATCTTCCAAACCGGTTGTAAAGCTTTGAGTGAGTAAAAATGTCTCTGTATCGCTACTGCCTGTGTGATAAGAACCGCCGGCTAATACTGAACCCGCTGTATCCGTCCAATATGCCGTATTTGAAGCGCTCATCCAATTTGCACCGGAATTACCTTTAGTTAAATCCTTGTACCCTTCTAAATCTAATCCAGTGCCTTCTTGCCATGATTGAGACACCGCCAACACTGAAAGTTTGTAATCAGCAGGAACAGTTTTAGAATGCGGGGCATTGAACATTCGAAGATAGAAACTAACACTTCCGCTAGCGGGAAGTACACCGTTTGTCCTATCCGTAGAAACATCAGTTATTGGAAATTTCACCAATGCCCTAGATAGCTCCGCAGAACTAGTTGTCACTAGTCCGTATATAGAATACACTTCCAAGACATCTGCTTCACCAGCATTTGAACCAGTGCCGCGAGTTCTAAAATTCTTCTGATAGGCGTTAACTATTGTTGTATCCGCATTAGCTTTATATTTCTTAATCGCCATTAACTAACTTTTCCCTTAATATCTACCGATGGATATTTTATCTCCAATATTACATTCTTAGGTATTATCAAATAACTTCCATCTGGCGATAGGTTATTGTTAATACTTAACTCAACTCCCGAATAACCGGTACCTGATTTATTAACTAATTTAACCTTCACAACATCGAGCACACCTCTTACATTCTTTAATTCTTGATAAATATCACTGATATAAAAATGCTCGCCAATATAAAATGTTGTTGCATATTTCTTACTTAATGCTTTTACGCATGAATCTAATAAAGTATACTTATCAACCCCGGCTGACGCCTTAACTGAAAACTCAATTCCTAAATTAAGAATAAAAGGATCTAATATATCTACCGTATCATTTATCATTCTATAATGATTCAGCCAAATCTTTAAATTATTCTTAATCGTCGAATTTGTTTTCGTTAATTTGCCAAATTGATCTTCTGATATCACATACATATTGAGATTTCGTTTAAGAGAATCTGGATCTTTTTGCACAGAACATCGTTTAATTGAGCCAAATTTTGCCGGCATTCTATAAGTGAGATTTTCATAATCTGCTTGGGTGACTGCTCTATTTTGAGTAGGGAATGTATCAAAAATTCTCATTTTCATTTCATCTGTTGAGATATTTGATACATCGCCAACAATTGGTTCTTCATTGATTACCTCAAAAGATTCAACAATCGCCTGGGCCTTTGAGGTAACCAGTTTTGTTCTGTCTTTGAAATCTACTCGTGCATTTGAAACACTTGTAAGCGTACCGACAGCAATATTAGAATTAGATGGATTTGTCATTCTATAATTAACAGTCAGCGTTGTATTAGATGGAACTATTCCATAATTTTCATTTTTCGTCAGCTTAGTTGGATCAAAAGTTGTGCTAGTAACATAATCTTTTCCAAATATATCAAGCGCTACTGATTGAGGGTTAGCAACAACATTTGTTTCTCCCGATTTTCCATTGCCAAATTGCAAATATGCAGAGCGGCTATCTCTTTGCACAACAAACTTACGAGATACCAAATATGGTTTTACAATCGATGGAACGTTGTCATTCTTAAAATTAGTATTCGATATCTCTTTAAATACCATATCTTGCGCAAGATAATCTACTTCAAAATATTCATTCCCTTCTTTATCAAATACCGATATAATTTCGGTAATATTTGGTGATGATAATTTTATCTTTTTAAATCTTTCATATGCTCCTACTGTAAATTGCTCAGTGCCAAATTGGCCAGAAACAACATTTCCATATGCCTTAATAGCAAAATGAGTGGGGGCGCCTGTTGTGCTGTCCACTTTCGCAACAACCACAGAATTTTTTGGATTATCAAAATCTACATTTTCTATTAAAATGAAATTCAAGCCGCCGGTAGAAGATAATCTGGTTCCTCTTTTTAAAATTGGAATATAATCAGAATCAGGGCCGACTGCGGTTGAAGAAGCCGGCACTAAAACATATAACGCTACTTTTCCATATGTCGAGGCTCTGCCGGGGTGTTTATATCCTAATACCCTACCATGGCGAAGTACATTGTTTTGCTGGTAGGCAGTGTCTAAAAATGACTCATTTACATTGTAATCTAGATAAAATGATAGCTGATCGCCAACATATGCAACTGCATCTAGCATTAAAGCGCCGAAAGAAGCCTCACTAAAATCTTGAAAATTATCAGGATAAAACCTCTCTGCTATCTCCAATAAGTCCTCTTTTATACTTTGAAAATCCCGATGAGTATAATCAATTGGAACTATTTTCTTTTGTTCGTCAGACATGTAAATTTCCTCAATTTTAAATAGTAATCTCTATAAAATCTTTTATATTAATATCTGGTATTGAATAAGAGATAGCAATACCCAACCTATTGCTGTCTATGATACCCAACCTATTGCTGTCTATGCCAGTTGAATTAAAAGAAATTGAAGAAATCTTAATAGCCGGCAAATAAATACTTGCTTGTTCTCTGATTTTTGATGCGATAGCTTGTTCTGTGTTTTGTCCAAAATTCTGAAATAAATATGTTCTCATTCCAACTCCAAAATTTGGTTCCATTACCCTTTCGCCAGGTGTTGTTAATATTAACATTTTCAAATTTTGACTAAACAACTTCTTAAAAGTTTTAAGCATCACAAACCCATCATTCGAATCTCTTCGCACCGGAAGTGCTACACCAAATGCATTCATATTTTATTCCTCACTTTCTATAATTATATCTTAATCAATCTTTTTCACATAATTCGCCTTCAGAATTAAATGGGTTAGATCTCATCATTCGTCGTTTCCACCATGGAAGCAAGCGCTGACCGGCGGCGGGTTTAAATCTTTCTCTTAACTCATTTAAAAGTATCTTACCTGGCTTCAAATCATCGTCAAGTTCGCCGGGGTTGAAATCTCTTAAATTATAGTGATTTTTAAATAATTTCTTTATTCTACTATTTGTATTTCTTAACAATTCTTGGTCCCACTCGTCCCAAGTTGTTATAAATGGACTCCAGCCACTTCTATCTCTTACATTTGCCCAGCCGTCTTCGCCTGGTGTGATTACTGGATTTCCATTATCATCCACATCCGTCATATAAGAGCCGGGTTTTTCTTCGGCCTCGTTGGATCTATATGCTCCTTTTTCCACTGTGATTTGTCCTATCGATGGTAAAAAGGCAAAATCATTATAAATCGCCAATAATGATGTGATTTTACTCAATGGGAAAATATAACGTGATATTAGTTTAAACTTACTATCACGTTTCAAAAGATTAATTAAACACAACAATTGTTTACTATCTCCATCAAAAGGAGCAATTTGCCCTATTGCAAGATCCAACGCATCTACTTCTACGGTTGTGATTTCTACTTTAGTTCCATCTGCAATCATAGAAAAAAGCAACCCATAACGGATACCCAACTCACCATCCAATCCAACTCCGTTGCCATTATTATCAACTAAAACTTCTAACGTGCCAGGATAAACGTCTGAAATATTTAAAGTATTATCATTTGCTTTGATTATATCTATCGCTGTTGAAGGTGCGTATTTCGTACCATCGATACTAATATATTTCTCAACAACAAATGGCTTCGTGGTGTCTGATGTGTCTGGGCTAAATTCGTATTCTTCCACATCACCTATAGGAACGGTAACTTTATTAGCGAAAGGAACCAAGATATCGTGATCACCTTCGTTGTGAAACTCACCAGACATATAAACCAACTCACCTTCTTCGTTTTTGAATGCGTGCCAATAACCAATATATTCTTCACCTTCTTCAGAATCACTATCTTCGTCATTTTTTTCAAAAACATACAGTTCGCCACCGCCTGTATATAATTCACTCTCTTCTTCTGTTGGCCAGCCGTCTACGTCTACTTCTTCTTTAATTTCCTTATTTAAATCTAATTCTAATGTTCCTTGAGAAAGATTTGTTAACAAATAATAATCTAAATCAAATATCGGAGGAGTCATCCCAATTTGTTTAAGATTAGAAACAAATTTCTCACCCATAAACTCTAATTGTTCCATTACTAAATCTTTGAGAACTAATTTTGCCAACTCTTCCGTTTCTTGTACTGCTTGGAGGTTTTTTTCAGAACGATAGTTCTTTAATGTTTTAAAGAAACTTACAGTTCTATCTTGTTTTTCTTCTCTTAAATCTTCTCTATATGGATAATCATAATCATCCTGCATATCATTTAGAATGCCACACGCATCTATCGCAGATTTTGAAGGAAATTCTATATCCTCACTATCTACTCTTCTAGCGTACACCTGCACTGATTGTTCCAAGAAAGCATACCAAAATTCCTCATCTTTAAAGGGATTAAAAAATTCCCAACCAGCTTTCTGGGCGTCTTTAAAATTCTTCTCCATATCTTCAACAATATACTGAGCATATATACTGCTATACGTTTGTGGAAATTTTGGATAAAATGTCGTAAAAGTAGCCAACGATTTTAAAAAATGCACACTAACATAAATTCTAATAGCGGCTGTTATTAACCCTTCCAAGCCGGCTGCGGATACTCTTTCTAAAATTCTATTATATGGAACCTCCAGCACGCATTCTTCACTAGACATTAATCTTTCATCTTCTGGAATATTAGGATACACTTCATCTATTTTATCTTGGATATCTCCGAAATCAATCAAATCAGTTCTAAATGGCTTACACGGACTTATTTCTGGAAATAATAAATCCACAATACCCGTCCAGCCAGATCCAGTAAGTGGGGAAATATAAATCGGTGGATTCATATACGTACCGCCAAACTGCAACGGATCTAAATAGAAAACCCTATTAGGTGGGCCATCGTTGTTCTCTTCATCATATTGCATCTGACTAATGCCTAAGACTTGATCATCATTCGTATAACCCGAATCAAAATATGACTCACCATCTTCAGTAACATATGCGATATCTGTTGTAGCTAAATCATCAAATTTCGCACCATAATCAAAAGCGTCAGTATTTTCTGCAAGAGTGCTTATGAATTCTGCTGTTATATTCGTCATAAATTCATCGTGCAATGCTTTAACCGTGTTACTTTCAAAACTTCCACCACCTTCATTCAAAATCTCTTTTAATAAGACAACTTGCGGTATATAATCTTGTTGAGCCTCAAATGTGGAAAGAAAGTCAACATAATTTGTTAAATCTATTTCCACATCACTCAATGTATCATCGACTGCTAAAAACTCGAATTCTCTCACCGCAATATATTCTTCATCTGTCTGGGGGGTACCGGTGTCGTCGGCGTCTTCATATGCACTATTTGCAAATGAAGCTTCTGCTCCATTATAACGGTTAGTTATTTTAATTCTTGTAGCGTCACCTTGCCTATTGACATATGTACTCCCTGATTCTTCAATGTCTGCTAGATACATTTCTATATCAAATCCATAATTATAAACTTGTTTAGGGAAATGGTCCATTTCCCCAGCGGCATTATCCTCAAAAGATAATGTCATATCTGGCGCTGCTTTACGGGCTTTAATGGTGAAATCTACTTGCTCATCCTCTATGTCTGGATCTATTTCAACGTTGTATCCTAAATCTGGGAGCATTAATAAATTCTGAGGGCTTCCTTTAAAGCTTGAAATACCAAAAGCATCAAAATCTTTTGATATAACTTCATCTGCTTGAGCATCATTGCTTGATTCGAATGTTGGAGCAAGGATCCCGTCTGTTAGATAATCACTCAACCAACCAGCTACTCTTTGAGGAAAAGCACCCTCTTGGCGCCATGGATCTGCAAAATTTCCAGCGCCCACGCCGTCAGCGTCGGTATCAACTTGACCTAAATCAACATAAAAGTCAACATATGTTCTACCGGTCCAGCCGTGCGCTTTCCTCATATGATTAGTATATGGGCGTCCCATAGTATCACTGAGAATCATGTTTATGAATCCCCAATTACTCTTACCTGGTCCATTTCCCAGCATATCAATTGAAAATTCCATTTTCAACAACTCTAACTCACCGCCTAAAACAGAAGTTGAAGTAGCAATAGCTGAATCTGACTCATAAGGCAACAATCCATCATCACAACCAGGAGCAGAAACAACTGGTGGCATATTGTTTGCTATATAATTAGGATCTTGCAACGCAGTAGATAATTGTTCTAAATCGCTTAAATTTTGCTTCTGAATATTTTCACACATCTCTCGAATCTGTTCTTCGGTTGCTCTGCCTTTTAATATTTCAATCCTTAATTCACAGAATTGTTCAATCTGTTCAGGGGTAGCACAGAGCGATGGATTTGCTGGCATCATATCTATCGGAGGTAATTGATTAACAAAATCTTTCATTTGTTGTTTGAAATCTGCAGGCATCAAATTGCCCATATTCCCAAAAAGTGTTTCAATCTTATTTTTATTTCCTAAAGCATCGGCATAATCTGGATATTCTGCACCTACCATAACTTCAACGATTGTTAAGAATTCTTCAGAAGGTTTTCCTAAAAACGCATTCATTAACTCCGTCCGTGTTGTTGCAGAAGAAATGTCTTCAGCGAAACTCAAAACCTGCTCAGAATCAGCCAAAGCTGCACTGCCTAATCCTAATGTCGTCATGGTGTCAACGATTGTATCTTCAATTTGTTCATCTGAGGCGTCTTCTCCGCAAATTGATTCTTTAAATACATCAATCAAATTTGAGCGACCGGTTGCGGCGGCGGGTATAGCAGCTATAGCGGCTCCTGTTGCCTCCAAAGCAGCACACATAGCGCGACCAATTAATTCACAAATTTTAGTCATTAAGAGAAATAAAATCTTCATAAGAATTTGCTGTATCATCAATTTAATTTTTTGCCAAAAAAGATGAGAAAGATCCGCAAAAGTTTGAGCTATCTCAGAAGGATTAGGAAGTTTTGGAAGAACAAGTTCTTGTTTTCCTCGACAAAACGGTAACTCAAAATCATGAATAAAATCAAAAATATCTCGCCTTGGTGGACCGGGACATCTAAACATAGAAATAATAGTGGTGACTAATTGGGCGCCTGGAAATTTATTCATTTCGTCAAGTAAGCTCAAATAATCGTCAGCATACACCTCCAATAATGCTATGATATATGCCTCGAATAATACCTTGGGGTTTAATTTTGATTTTGCATCATCGATACCTGATGAATCATAATTCTTTGCCAATGTGCGGCGGGTGTCAGTGGCGGAAGATTCTTCTTCTAATTCTGCTAATTTATCGGCCGGGTACCAAGTCTCTTCTAGATTTCCTACTAATGGTTGATCAGCAACATCACTATCAGCAGCTTCTACATAAGCAAAATCTTCTGAAGATTTATCAAAAAGCTCTCCTGATTGTAGTTTTTTCTGCACTAAGTCATTTAATTCAAGCTGCTTCTCTGTTGGTAGTCCAACAAATAAATCTCCAAAATATTCAATTGACATAGCTCTCAGGGCGCTTTTTAACATTGCCGCTAATGCCTCTTCAAGCGATAAACCGCCCATTAAACACTCGATAGCTTTAAATAACAAATCATTAAGGCCGCATTTTTTTAGTTGATCCCAAAGCCCACTCCAGAATTCACGAATATTTTGATCACCAGATTGACGGGAACTCAAACGTTCTAATGTGACACTTAGCAAATCGCAAGGAGATTGTTCGCCGGATATTTCTTTATATGCTTGTTCTTTTGCTGCTGCCCAGATATTTATATTCTTACCTCTTGTTTCCCATTTTTTAGTGTCTGGATTATAACTATATTGACTTGGATCATCTGATAAACCAAGATCTTTTAACATTTCCAGATATTCTTCTTCATCTGTATTGCACCAAAGTTTATGAAACTTAGCAGCTATAGCGTCACCAATGCCAAACACTTCATCCAAGATATCTTGGCCAAGTTGTTTACTTTCTCGTTCTAACGCATCGGCAACACAACTACCTATAGAGTTCTCAGGATCAGCATTAGAATAAGCAGCATTAATATCAGAATAGATTCCTGGATAGGTGTGTTCTCTCGTGAACTCTAGCCATGGTTTAGGATCTCTAGCGGTTAAATCTCTCTCCATGTCATCTAATCTTGCAAAATATGCCATGGCTGTCGGATCTTTCCAGGCAGATTTAGATTGCAAACTCTTAAGTTTTTTCATATAAATTACCGGTTTTTCACCGCATAGTGTAGTATAAAATAACAATTTCTTTAATTTATATTCCGAAGTGAATGTAAATTCCATTTTATTCACTGAATCTAAACCGATGCCACCAAATAAATTCCCAACACCACGAATATTATACCCTTTGTTATTCAAAAATTCATCTAATTGCGGGAGAATATCAGCCATTATCGATCTTTTGCGTAAACCTAAATCGCCATAATCTGCTAAATTAAATGGAACTCCAGAATCTGAAAAATATAACTGTCCGTCTTCAAGTGCCATGTATGCCTTCTGATATCTGCTATATAATCCCAAACCTTTTCGTACTCGAATCAATTGCAATTCTAAACTTGAGGGTTCATAGGTTACTTTTATATCTCCCTCATCCTCGTCTTCGTCAGCTTCATCAACGGCATCATCTAAAGCAACCAAATCATCATGAGGCACAGAATAAAGTAACATTAACCTAGATTTATGCCGCACATCTAAATGATATTCAGTATAATCAATAACTTCTTTAATCGCAGAAATAGACTTCTCAGAGTCATCTTTGTTATGAAAATCCAACAACACTTCTATCGCTTCATCAACATATTCATCGAATCTTTCAATTAATGCTTTTTTTGCTTTATTTTCTGATAGTTTCTTTAAACTTGCTAATTCTAGGTGAGACTCGTCAATAGTGGTTGTATATTTGGTTATTATTGGAATTTGAAATTCACAAATTTGTTTATTTAAAAACGGCTCAAAAGGTGCAGCATTCCATTTTGGAACCATTGCTGCCGGATCTTTTGTGCAATCAGGACATACTTTTGCTGGAGGAATAGAAACAACATCATCACATGCATCGACTAAGCCGTTTCCATCTTTATCTTGATATTTTAAAAATTGTGATTCTGACATCTTAACTCCAACTACAACTATGTTGCAAACACATGTCTACTACAGATATTCTTATATCCATAAGGCATTAAATAATACTGTTCCCACATTAACTTTGAAACTCTAGTATTCCATAAAGGACTCATTGACTTAGCGATATTCCCTAAAACGTCTGCCGATCCTTTAGCAGAAACTGAAGCCCACATAGCCAACCCTGGCACTGCTGCAGTTGGACCTGCTGCGGCTGCAATTAAGCTATTATATACCATCTGTGTTTTCAAAAAATTATCCAATGCTGCCCAAATATTATCAATCATTGCACTTAATTCTACAATACAATCTCTAGTATTATCCCCTAGAGCTACTGGTTGTAAATATCTAACCAATTCTTTTTGTCCGGTGTTAGGGTTAAGATACTCCAACGGTTCGTTAGAGTTTCCCGCTATTAACTCAATTGGTGGGGCGGCGTATAATTTTCCTCCGTGAGAATTAGTCTCACTAGTACCTTTAGCTTGTCCTGTTACTATCTTTATTCCCTCTCTTCCTATCACTCTCACGATATCTGCTTTTACAGCTATCCCAGAATGGCCATCTGTGGTTGTTGCTGGAACTCTACCATCAACAATTCCAAAATGTTCATCGATATTTGTAGATTCACATATATATATCCTCGCAGCATCAGCAATAAAATTATTTCCTGTTCGTATGCGGTTTCTGGGGCCTTTTCCTTCATTAACAGAGGCGAGTCTGCCGACAACGATATCAATCCTATTAGCACCTTGAGCGCCGGCTCTACCTAAACCGTCTGTAATATCTCCAGGTTTGTCGGTACCAAGAGTTATCCATGCATTTTTCTTTCTTATTACCCTTTCATTTATAGCACGTTTATAAATAACTCGCTTTTCTGGAACATCGGTACCGTATAGTCCACTGTTATCAGGGACATAATTGATGCGTGCATTTGACTCCATCATTTCTTCAACCATTGGCTGCACTTCAGACTCTTGGAGGTTCCATGGATCATCGA